CGTCAGCTTTTACTTTTTGTACGTATTGATCTAATATTCTAGTAAATTCCTTAAGAGATAATCCTGGTTTTTGTTTTAAAGATTGTGCTGCAATTTCTTGTACTACATTAATACCTAATTCAGTAGCAGCAAGTACTGTTTTTTTAGTGAGCTCTTCTTGCTCTTTTTTTAAATCAACCATACTACCTCCTTAGTTTGTATTTTAGGTAAGTTTACACTTCCCATTGAGTGTTATCTTTGTTATCAAATAAATCTCCTAATCTTGGGTTTTTTGGTACTTTATTATTTTGATTGTTTAATTGTTTTTGAAGTAACTCTATTTGATTTTGCATATTTTCTATTACTTTTGCTGTGTCTTCTGGATTTTCTAAGTATAGATTGCCCCATCCTCTATTACGAAGTGCAGTTATAACTGATATAGTCACTTCTCCTTTAGGATGTATGCTTGTTATGCGTTCAAATACTTTAAGATCACTCCAATTAGGTTTGTATTTTACAATCCCATCTTCTATTTCTATGAGAACTTCTTCTAAAATTTGATAAAGTTTTCTTTTAGCTTTTCCTTTTCTTATTTTATTTTTTTTATGTTGAACTAAAGTTTTAACACCATTAGGGTAAGACATATAATTCTCCTTTTTTATTTATAATATTCGTGAAGTCGATTGATAACATTTTGTAAATTATTATCAATGTAAGTTTCATTTATAGGCCACATACCCATAGGGCTACGGATACGTTCGTTAATAGTTTCTTTAGTTAACCTAGTTTGAAATAGATATTTAAATCCGTTAGCTTTATCTTCTGCAGTAATCTTAAACAAAGGAGACTTAGCAACAGTGTCGCCTAGTTTACTTAGAACTATTTTTTTAGTAGATATGACACAAGTAAAAAAACTTTCGATACCTTGATTCATTAGTGAGCCTTTGACTTTCACTAAAGTCTCATTTACCATTTCAGCTTCATTAAGAACATCTGTAGTATGAGCTAGAAATACTACATTTTTAGTAGATTTAGCTACTACTTGAGACATTAATACTTTCATATATTGAGCATACTGTCCCCAAGCTCTCATAGTATCGCTTGAAGTTAATACTTTAGTACTTTCATACATATCCATTAGATAAGTAAGTGTATCTATAACTATTGTATGTACATCAGGCATTTTCTCAGCTTCTGTGAATGCCTGGTATACTTGATCTGGATCGGTAACTGTTAGTTCTTTAAATTTACTTTTAAAAGGTAATTTCTTACCATTTTCACAATTTAAATACATAATTCCTTCAGGTTTAACCATGTCTAGTAAGCTAGCGCTTTTACCAGAACTTGATTTTCCTGAAATTAATACTAAATGATTATTGTTCATTTTCCTCCTCGTTTTTGAAATGCTTTACTAATAGATTTGACTGTACTATTCCTAAATTGATCTTCAGGTAATGGTGCATCCAACGATTTATTAAAATTTTCCATATTTTCTATTATAGTAGGTAAATCCATACTAGCGTCTACCATTACCATACCGTACCGGTATAGGTGGTTGGCTCTATTACCTTTAGAAGTATGTGTTTTAAACCAGCGCTCTATATTATTAACTCCAGATACACTGATTTGTAACTTTGTTTCATCAGATCGTTTAGTCTCTGGAATAAACATAGTGGCATCAATAATAGCTCCATCGTTGTATTCGTAATGTCCTGCGTAGGCTTCCCATTTTCTAGCTATATCCTTAGCGGCTTCATCTACTGGAAATGGCAACCATTCAAAAACATTTACCATAAATCTAGAATACTCATTAGGAGTTAATTTAATTCTATGAGATATAGGTAGAATAAGTCTGAATCTATTAATTTCTGCAGTATGTCTTTTAGTTGTAGATATTAGAAATGTATAATCTTCTAATAAGACTTTAACTGTAGATATAGTTACATCTCCATCACAATCTAAAATTAATAAATCAAATCCTGGGATAGCATTTTCACTTTTACGATGCCCATTAACAAATCCATGTGCAGTATAATGGTATCCTGGGGCTGTAGTTAATTTATGTAATTTATCAAATGGAGGAGCATCTGTCTGATAGTCGTATGCTATGTTTTGACTCAACCCTACTGTTAACTTATTTAAATCAGTTTCCATAAGAGTTTCACCTACAAAGAATTCGATATCATCCAGTACTCTTTTTTTAATAATAATGTTATTTTTATAACCAAAAGACATAGCTAAGGTCATAAGATCTCTTCTTTGAGCTTCTGAACCTTTATAGAATGGAAGCTCTTCGATTAGTTCATGTTGAGTAACTTCATTATCACAATCTGCTAGATAGTGAGCTAATCTCTCATATGGACCTTGTTTACGCATTAAAGTGTGGAAAGCTTCTCCAGAATCTTCAACTACATTAATTGCGTAATCTAAATGATCTTGATTAATTTCAGTAGAATTATCAGCAAATGCATACGCTCCTGCTAACTTAAGAGCTTTATAATAGCGATGTATCATTTCCGCTTTATGTACGCTCATATGATCTTTCATGTCATCTGCTGCTGCTTCACACCTCATCTGGTATTTTATTAGATAAATAGAATTATCTGGTGACATTTGTAATACTGGATTAAATGGTCGCTTAGCAAAATTAGTGAACTCTTGCTGGATTGCTTGCATATCTGCAGCTAAGACTGTATCTACCATTTGTTGATACCGTTCTTGTGCAGTTGCATACTTAGTACGATGGCTATCTATTGTGTAACCAAATAATAACCTACGAGCATATCCTGTTTCTAAAAACTGTTTAAACTCTTCTTCTGTTTTACCTCCATCTAGTAGTTTAGTAGGTGTACCAAACATCATTAAGTTAGTAGGAGTATTTCCTGGTAGCTCTTCTGATCTAATATTTTCTACAGTATTTTTAATAAGCTTTTGCTTTACTAAACCTACGTCATAAAGTTCAAGAAATGTATTTAGTACATCTACATTACTTGCTATATTTGATCCAACTTCATCTAATTCTAAATTCATAGAACCTGCAGAAGCTAGTAATAACTTTTCACGCATCTGTTTGACAGCTGGAGAAGTCCCACTATCAAAGCTAAAAGCTAATTCTCCTAACCTATCGAAGTGTCTTTGAAATTTATCAAGTTGAATAGAATATTCTTCTGCTAACGTTATAATACTTTGACCAGTATTAATACGTGATTGGGCCCTTTCTTGAGCTAAGATTTGAATATGTTCTTCTGCTTTTTTAGGAAATACAGTATTTAGAAATTCTTTTTTAAAGTGAGCTATAAACTCTCGTTCTAAAATGTTAGTAGAATGTCCTTTACCTGTTCCAGATACCATTAAGTTTAATACATAGGTATTTACTGGTACTACGTCTCGATCATTTGTTTGGATATTGCACCGCATCATAGAAGCTACTTTAGATAAGTAGTATCCAATCAAAATACGAAAGAAATGTCGATTATCGTTATTAACTTTACGGACAAGAATATCGACTATCTTCTCCGAAAACGGATGATATTTTTTCATATTAATTTCCTTATTTATAGTTTATGGTTTTCCTGGAGACATATACCGACTTGCAATCCATAAACCAGCATAAAATACTGACATAGCGATAATGCAATAAAGCGAGAACATCCCTAGAAATTCATACCAATTTGGGATGTTAGTAACGTAGTATGTAGTTTCATGAGGGCCTTGTTTTATGCGGAGCATGATAGTTAATTTATCATCCTTCAGGAGATCCATCTAATCCTCCTTCTGTTAAGTTATCTGCAAACTCTATAGCTACTTCAAGTAGAATAGAATCCTCTTTAACATCTATAGAACCATGTGCAATTTCTTGTAATATTTGTTTTATATATTCTAATCTTTTGTGTCTATCCAGGGACATTTTCCTCCTCCTCCTTTTCAATGTTGCTGTCTTTGTGGACTGTTAATTGTATTTGAGTTCCGTTAATGGAAACAAAGCATACATGGTTTGAATCGTCTAACTTTTTATGCTCTATATTAAAAATTAATACATCATTCCAAAGGATTGCTTCAAACATATTTCTTTTATCATCTAAATTCATTTTGTTATATGATTTTAGTATTTTATCATTCACTTTTGCGTCTCCTATTCCTCATTAATAGTTTTAGTAATTAATGTAATATGCCCATCAGTAGGTACGACATCAACAATTCCATTTTTACTAGCTATACCTGGGGTTGATATCCATAATGGAGTGTTGTGTATCATAGTAAAATCTCCTGCAATACCTGGAAATGTTTGCATTAAAGTTTGGTTACATACTTTGAAAAATTCAGCAATAGTAATCACTTCTATACTTGGTGTAAATGCTAAATCAGAACTATGTCCATGGTAGCTATGAGGTGTACCTGGATATTTATCTTCATATCCTTGATACACAGAAGACAATACAACTGGTAATCCAACTCGTTCTCTCTGTAACGCTTTTATTAGACTACCTAATGTCATTTGATGTGCCGCTCGATGTTTTGGTGGTTTAGGTAAAGATTGCTTTATTGAATCCATTAGTTGTTTTTTATTCACACTAATCCCCTATTTAGTTGATCGTATTCTTAAATAAAATGTCATAGCATCTGTAATACTTTTTCTTTTTTTAATTTTAATATACTGCCTAGCTCTTGAACCATTGTGTTGGCATTTAAAACTACAAAACTCAGCTTTTTCAGATTGTTTTATTACTTTTTTTCCACATCGATTACACGTAATTTTATATTTAAATTCTCTTGGTTTATTAATCTGTCTGTTTTTTCTTCCATCAATTTGACGATCTTTTTTCCTTATAATTTTTTTAGGTTCAATTACTCTAGTGGGCCTTCCCCAAAATTGTTTTCTCTCTTGAGGAGTTACAAAAAATACACTTCGCTGTCTTTTTTTATCAAAATTAAAATCATTCAATGCTTGCTTTACAGACAACTCTTTTTTTATTTTTCCATTTTTATCATATATTTTTATCCCAAAAATACGCCCTGTCATTTTACTCCTTATTAAAAAGGCACACTCACCAAGACCGTATACCCACACCCCTACTAAAAGTTACGAGCATACAGTCCTATAGATAGAGTGAGTGCACCTATTTTTTATTTAAAAATGCTTTAACTAGAGTGTAAGCACTAACAAGTATAAAACCTACTAAAGCTACTACGCCGTATACAAGCATGTTACCTCCATTGTTAATAATATATGTGGCATGGTAATGAGCTACGCGGTTGTATCGTTACCATTTTAATGGCCCATACGCCTAGGACTAGCTCTCGGCCAACCAAATTTAAATAACCCCGAAAGTTACTGACCCCACATTAGAGCTTTCGTTAATAGCGAAGCTTCATACACCTACACCCTGCCAGGTATGTATGATGGGGCGCTGTGTGAGCTAATAGGTTATAAAGTTAATCTGTTATCTGCTAGCATAGTTTCAGCCTGTACGCATATGCCCACTACTGGGCAATATCGACATGCTTTAACTTCCCCAGGAACTGTTACTATTCTACCTATATCACCATCATTGGATTTACGTACTAATGCTTCATCCATGGTGTCGAAGTTTTTAGTAGATCTAGCTAAATTACTAGGATTTTTATAATATTTATATACTGTCTTTGAAGCCCATAGTTCTTCATCAGTACACTCTGGTAATGCATCTTGTGGAGAATCTGCAAGAGCCTTATAAGCTTCTAGCTTATTCATGATCCAGTTTTCAGTTTCCTCATTACTCCACAGAGGATACTTTTTAGTTAGTACTCTCTGTTGGGGGTATTGTTTGGGGTCTTGCCTAGCTTTAGAAGATGACCAATCCGTAAATATATAGTTTATATTAATATAGTCACTAGTTATTTTATCTGGATTGAGCCATTTATAGATACTGCCTTGTTTTGTATAACTATCAGCATTGCTATCAAAAATGTAAGTCCATACACTAGTAGATTTGTAATCATTTAGTGTACCATCTAAAACTAAATCGTATTTACCTGAAACTACAAAATTAATAATTTCTCTTTCTGCACGTTGCTCTACATATACAGGGATGTCTCCTTCTTGTAGTACTGTAGGGTTTACCTTAATACTATTAATAGCATCATCAGATGCTCCTAGCACCTTTAATGCTTTCATAATATTTTTAGGATCTTTCCACGCTTGCTCACACCCATCATGAATAGCTGATCCCATACGAGAAGCTACTAAATCTGAAATATCTACAGTTTTTAATAAAGTTTTATTTTGTTGAGATAATACTAACTGTCTAAGTGGACGTATAAGTCCGGTAGCGCTAACTGAATTAGGTCGTTCATCATATTCATAATTATCGAACATTAAGAACACAGCTAATGCTAGTGATACATCATTTTTATTAGTATATTGTAGCCCCATTATCCTCCTCCATTTAATAAGTGTTCAGTTTTAATGTTAATTGATCAGATCTATTAAATCCCTTGATCGTAAAGGATTCCTAAGTTTTCTTAATGCTTTAGCTTCAATTTGTCGTATACGTTCTGTTGTTACTGAAAATGCATCAGCAATTTCGTGTAAAGTCGAAGACTCTGGATATCCTATTCCATTCCGCATTTTTAATATTTTCTGTTCTCTAAGAGTTAAAGTATCTAAAGCTGCATCAAGAGTATTTATTTGAGATTCTTCCAATAATCTATCTTCAATAGATGGCTCTAACCTACCTTGACATAGTTGTTCTAATTCTTTTAAATCAATCTCTGCTTCAATAGAATTCTTAGGTAAGCATTTCTCAAGATGTTGAGCTGGAAACAGACTTTCAATGGGGACTTTCAAACAATCAGCTAATTTTACTATAGATATCTTCCAGTCGTTACGAGCACTACTCCAAGGAGCCGTCTTTAAATTTAGATACTGCCCAATTATTGTTTGCTGTATTCCGGATGCCCTAGATAATTCAGCAGCATTTTCATATCCCTGTAGTCTCATTAACTCCATCATTGGAGCATTCTTTATTTTAATTTGTAACAGATAGTCTTTCATGATTGAAGTAACCTTTCTGTTTTAAGTATTTTAAGATGTTCTTTATAATCTCCATTAGGAATTGGTCTTAATACCAGTAATCCTTTGTATCCAAATTGATTTAATGTAAAAGCATTATCAGTAGTATCAAATAAGCATTGATCAAAAGGTATACCATACCATCTAGGAAGCCACTCGGCCGGTACTTTATCAGTACCTATACACAGATATTTTTTCATGAGTTTATATACACATTTTTACTAGCTCTAGTTAGAGCGACATATAGTAATCGAGCTTTAGTAATATTATC